GTTCCAGATTATGAGTGTATCTTGTGAGAGATGTTCTTCTCATAGAGAGACAGCTGTCAATGCTGATTTGGAATCGTTCGTAGCTGAACACAAAGGACACACTTCTCAACTCTTGTTTGAAGCAGTTGTGCTGGCGCCACCCTTTCTGGCAGGAGAAGTAATGAGTCTCCAGTTTGGGGAAGCAAAATAATTTCCCGGAATGGGGAAAGTTGAGGTATCATCAAATCATGAAGCAGACGTTTCAAACTAGCATCACCATTACATGCACCCAAACGGGTGGCGGTGGGAGTCTGCGAGAGTAAGAGAACAACAAAATCTCGTATGATCTGCCGCCAGAATAAGGGCGGCATTCGTGTTTTTGGGAGTAACAAAATGTGGGCGTGTAGCTTAGTTGGTTCAAAGCATTCGATCGATAATCGAAAGAGCAGTGGTTCGATCCCACTCATGCCCACCATAGCTCGCTAATGAGAGTACATTTTGACTTCTTGTTTCTGTTTCATGAAACGAATTGATGGAAGTCCAAGGACAGGAAAACTCAGACTTTGTGAGAAGTGTAGGTTTCAGATAAGTTCGTTTTTCTACAGTAAGCACTGTGAAAAGTGTGATGGAATTGGCCCTAAGTGGGCAACTGTAGAAATTCGAAAAACCCTATGTAAGGAGAAAAGAGGACCAAGATCTCGGGTTCATGGAGGTAGATATACTCCTGCTGGATGGAATACGGGATTAACCAAAGAAAACTCGGAATGTCTGGTAAGGCAATCTGAGGCACTAAAGGCAACTTGGAAAGTTAAGAGGCAACACCTTCTTCTTGAAGCAGAATTTGACTCGCTATCTACTGATAGCAAGAAGAAGCGGGTCCTTTATGAGCAACATGATAAGTGTGTGATCTGTGGGATATGTGAGTGGTTGGGGAAGCCCTTGAAGTTGAGACTCGATCACATTGATGGGAATATCCTGAACGGTGGTAGAGGAAATCTTAGAGGAATATGTCCCAACTGCGACAGTCAGACAGAAACGTACTGTGGGAAGAACAGAAAGAAAAAGGCAAAGGTCAGTGATGATGAACTCTTGGCTTCTCTGAAAGAAAGTGATTCAATCTCAGCTGCTCTCGATAAACTGGGATTGTCGCACACTAAGCACTACTATGAGAAGTGCCAGGTTATGATCGAGAATGTGCTAGTGTAGCTCAGGTGGCGGAGCATCGGATTCGTATCCCGAAGGGCGGAGTTTCGAGCACTCTCACTAGCTCCAGTTTTGAGTTGTAAATGCCAAGGTAGCATAGCGGTCAATGCGCCTCACTTGTAACGAGGACGTCGTGAGTTCGACTCTCATCTTTGGCTCCGCAAGGTTCGTCTAGTGGCCTAGGACACCTGCTTGGTATGCAGGCAACAAGGGTTCAAATCCCTTACTTTGCTCCATTCGAGGTTCAAGATGATGGAATACAAGAAGGGTGACAAAGTTCGGATGAAGGAGGCCGCAAAGGATCTTGTGTACTGGCCCGCACCCGAGTTCTATGTCGTCTGCGACACTCACAACGAAGATAGTGGAGCGGTCAGTCTGTTGGTTGAGAATCCTGATCGTCCCAAAGGCTCTTTTATGTCAAGGGAGTGGCACAACTCGTGTCATTTTGTACCAGCATGAAAGAAGGACTGACAGAGCAGGAGAAGGTCGTTCTGGAAGCCACTGCTTCTGTTTGGAATGAATACCTGAAATTGGAAGAGGTTCATCCTGATGAAAGAGACGAAGTGAAATTCGCGATTCATCAGATTCAGCATCTGGTTGCAAGACGGGTTGCTCGTAGAGTTGACCCAAATATTTGGAATTGATCCGGCGTGGTCTAATGGTAGGACAGGGGCCTTTGGATCCCCTAGTGTAGAGTTCGAATCTCTCCGCCGGAGCCAACTTTAGGACGGATAGCCAAGACGGCAAGGCGTGGGACTGCAAATCCCATCATGCGGGAGTTCGATTCTCCCTCCGTCCTCATTCGTGACTTCCTGAGTATTAGTAGAGTGCTTAGGAGGGTTCATGATAACGTACACTGTTTATAAGACAGTGAACAAAGTGAATGGCAAGTTCTACATCGGGGTTCACAAAACTTCGAATCCTGAGGATGACTATTTGGGAAGCGGAATCGTCATCCAGC